GAATGAAGCAAAGCAGTGGTCTACCACATAACGGGGTATTTATACCTTTTTTACAAAACTTAACAGACAAGTGTAATGAATTTTGTAACCAATTAGAACATTTTAAATTTAAAACAGTTGAGATAGTTTATTTTTGGGCAAACATAAATTACAAGCATGATATTAACTGGCCTCACAGGCATGCGGGTGATATCGCAGGAGTGTTTTACTTGCAAACTCCTAAAGATTCAGGTGATTTATGTTTACATAGCACAGATTATGACGTTAATAATAAAATATCAGAGCATTTAAATGTTCAGTCAGTGATTAGAATTAAACCTGTCATAAATAAATTAGTTTTGTTTGATGCAAATTGTTCACACTACGTTACAAGAAGTTATTCAGACAAACCAAGAGTAAGTTTCAGCTTTAATGCTTATGTTCGTTTCTAAAAATCCCTTTCCCATGGTAAGAATTACTTGGCTAGATGCTAAAGATACTGAAACAGGTTGGTTACCTATAAAAGATATTGTTGAAGCGCCTTTGGCCGTGTGCCAAGAAGTAGGATACATGGTTGTAAACAATGATGACAAGATTGTTATTATGCGTTCTTGGTGTGTAGATAAAGATGATAATCACGGTGGTGGCGCAATCGCCATACCAAGAGGGTGGGTAAGAAAAATAGAATATTTAAAAACAGAATATGCAACACAATAAAGACACAGAATTTGTAATGTACGTTGATAACTTTTTATCAATAGAAACTTTAGAATCATTACAAGAAACTTTTTTAAATTTAAAATACAGTGAAGTAAAAAATCCAGAGGGTCAAACATATGGGTATAGACACACTTTTCCACATAGTTTTCATACAGATCCATTATTACAAATAATTAAAAATTATTTTTTTCCAAACAGAAATTTAAAACCAATATCCGTTAGCGCACATTTAAGACAAAATAATAAAGAACCTTTGTTTCATGTAGATGTAGAAAAAGGCAATGTTGCTAACTTTTTATTTTTTGTAAAAGGAGAATCTTTGTTAAATAATGGCACAGGTTTTATGACAGGCAGCTCATTATCATCGCACATAGGATTTATAGAAAATAGAGCACTATTTTTTAATGGTAGTAAAATACCACACTCAGATTTACAATCTTTTGGAGATAGTTCTAAAAGATACACATTAAATATTTTTTATAAAGATGAATATGCAACAAGATAATTTACCAGACATACACATTTTAGAGGGTGGAGTTGGCAAACATTTACAATTTACCTCGCTACTGGACGATCTAACTGTTTCAAAAAAAATTTGTATTATGTCAGCTTGGCCAGAACTTTTTAAACATGACAAACGAGTTGCTCTTTCTACACCTCTGCACATACTACCTCTGCATGACCATACACATACTTTTTTTAATAATTATTGGAATGTTTTTTACAATGAACCATACAAATCTAATTTTTTAAAAGGCGATTGTCACATCATTGATTATTGGCGACAAATGTATGACTTGCCAGACAATGATGACAGAAGACCTAATTTTTCTATTAATGAGAGAAGAGAAAAAGAACTAGAAAAAGACATAATGAAGTTAGGTAAATTTATTTTAGTGCAGTTTACAGGTGGACAAGGTGCAAAGACAGAAAACTACGACTTAGAAAATTTTGGGAGAAACTATAATCAAGGACAAGAAGTTGTTAATTTATTGCGAGAACAATTACCAAATGTAAACATAATTGTTTTTGGCCATGACAATGAGCAGGAGCCTTTACTCAACACCATGGCTTTTAATAATTTTGGTGGCAATCCGAAGTTTGTAGACAAAATTGATTTTATGATACTCGCTAAATATTGTGTATCATTTATATCGATTGATAGTTCACTACAACATATGTGTTCAAATAAACCATTTAACAAAAAAGGTGTTGTTCTTTGGGGCACTTCAAAACCAGAAATGTTTGGTTATACTCAAAATAAAAATTTAATTTCTGATTATCCGTATTGTGTAGAAATAGATCCAAAAAAAATAGTGGATGAATTTTTAAACCAGGAGATGTTATGAAAAAAATTTTTATAGGCACTCCTTGTTATGGCGGTATGATAACAGCAGATTATTTTAAAAGTTGTATGCAACTAGTAGCTTTAGCAGCCACTAAAAAAATAGAATTACAATTTGGAACAATAGGTAATGAATCACTAATAACCAGAGCTAGAAATACTTTGGTTCAATTGTTTATGGATGGTGACTATACGCATCTTTTATTTATAGATGCAGATCTAGCTTTTAATCCTACAGCAGTTATTAGAATGTTAGAGTATGACAAGGATGTGGTAACAGGAATATATCCAAGAAAAACTATTGATTGGATAAAGGTTAAAAAAAGATTAAAAGAAAATCCAGATATGTCTGAAGACGAGCTGTTGGCATCCTCGTTGCAGTATAATTTAAATGTTAAAGATCCTAATAAAATATTACTAGAAAAAGGTTTTATTGAGGTAATGGATGGACCGACTGGCTTCATGTTAATAAAAAGAAATGTGTTTGTAAGGATGGCAGAAGTTTACCCTAATTTGAAATTTGTTCCTGATCAACATATTAATCAATCTCATGACAAAGAATTTAATTACCACAAAACTTCTGATTGGAATTATACTTTTTTTGATACCATGATAGAGCCGCAAACAAAAAGATATTTATCGGAAGACTATGCTTTTTGTCGTTTGTGGCAAAATATGGGAGGTAAAATACATGCTGATATTAGAAGTGGTATGACTCATTATGGCAACTATGCGTTTAGAGGTAACGTAGGAACACAATTTAAAGGAGCAGAATGAATTTAGAATTACAAATACAAGACAATTTTTTGCCAAAAGAATTATTTTTAAAACTTGCAAAATATAGCGTTGGTTTAGATTATAGTAGTAATAATATTGTTCAAGGCACAGGTGACTATGAGCAACACGTTTTTTTGTCAAATAAAATATATAAAGATGATAATTTACTTAAAGATTTAGAAAAATCTATAATTAAACATTTTAAAGTAAAGATTAAAAATTTGCATCTAGCAGCTTTCACTTGTGTAAATACTAAAAAACCAACGCCTCATAGAGACTCATCACTTTATCCTAAAGAAAAACATTTAATAATTTATTTAAATGGTGATATAAATCTTAATGCTGGCACTGGATTTTACAGTCAAACAAACGAAAGTAGTTATGATTTAAATACAGCTGTTGGTTTTTTTCCTAATCGAGCTGTTATCTTTAATGCTGATGAGTGTTGGCACTCTCCGTTATTATATACAGCCACAGACAACTCTCCTAGATTTTCAATAATTGTTTGGTTTGAACCAGAGGAAAATGACAAAATTTAATATTCAAATTATAGATGATTTTTTACCAGATAAAATTTTTACAAATGTTTTAAAATACGCTGCAAATATAAAATGGGATGCTAAAGGTTTAAATTATGGATCAAAAGATGAACATGTTTGGTTTTCAAAAAATATAGAAAACGAAAATGAATTTAAAGAAATATTGAAAACAAATATAAAAGAAAAAACAAATCTTAAAATAAAAAATTTTGAACTTTTAAGTTTTACACTAGCGCCAAAAACACAACCATATCCTCACGTTGATCGTCATGAGGATATTGAGAATCAAATGATATTGTATGTGGACGGAGACGTTGAGATAAATAAAGGCACTGGATTCTATGTTCCTAGTGAAAATGGCGTTGATTTAAACACTCATGTAGGTTTTTTTAAGAATAGAGCCGTTTTTTTTAAATCAGGAATGTGGCATTCTCCTCTAGTCTTTGCTTCAGATAATCCAAGGCCAAGAATATCAATTATTGCACAGTTTTAACAAATAATTTATTATTAAATTATGAAATTAGTGGACCTTAAGTTTAAACCAGGCGTGGATAAACAAGATACTGCCTACTCTGCTGGTGATCAACGTAAGTATGTAGACTCTGACTTTGTAAGATTTCATTATGGTAAGCCAGAGAGATGGGGTGGATGGGTTAATTTGCCTAATCCAAATGTCACGGTGGTTGGTGTTGTCAGAGATACTCACTCTTGGATAGGATTGGACGGAACTAGGTATTTAGGTTTAGGTACAGATAGAAAATTGTATATTTATTCTGAGGGTAAAGTTTATGACATTACACCAATAAGAGCAACAGACAGTCTTACTAATCCTTTTGCAACATCGAGTGGTTCTTCTACAGTAACTGTAACTGACGCCTCTCATGGCGCAGAAGTAGGGGCGTTTGTAACTTTTGACAATGGTTCTGCTACTAATGTCGTCGATGGCATTGATTTTAATAATGAGTTTGAAGTTTTGACCGTGCCCGGTTCCAACAGTTATACAATAAACGCAGGCACAAACGCATCTGGAACTACGGCTGCAGGCGGTGGATCAGTAGATGCCTCTTATCAAATAAATCCTGGTCCTACTACTTCAACATATGGATATGGTTGGGGCACAGAGACTTGGAGTGCTAGCACTTGGGACACACCTAGATCTTCATCTAATGTTGTAGTGGCAGGTAGAAATTGGTCACTAGACAATTTTGGTGAAGACTTAATAGCTACTGTATTAGACGGAGGCACGTTTATTTGGGATACTTCTGGTGGTTTAGGATCAAGAGCTACGGCTTTATCAAATGCACCTACAGCATCTAGGTTTAGCCTTGTTTCTACAGATACAAGACATTTGTTAATTTTTGGAACAGAGACAACAATAGGTAATGCAGATACACAAGACGATTTGCTTTTTAGATTTTCAGACAGAGAAGATGCAACAGATTACACACCTGTTGCTACAAACGAAGCAGGATCTTTAAGAATAACAGATGGTTCTAGAATTGTTGGTGCCGTTAAATCAACAGGTCAGATACTGGTATGGACAGATACATCATTACACGGTATTCAATTTGTTGGTACACCTTTTACA